GGGGCCATAGCAGCCTCTTTGATCTTGTCGACTTCTTTGGTGACAGCTTCGGCTACGAGTTGATCGACTGTTTTCCCTTCGCCGGCCAGCGCTGCGGTTTCTTTGAGCGGTTCTTCCTTCGGTAGAAGGTCCGGCCTGTGCTTCTTCAACTCTTCAAACGTGATTTTGGTCCAATCCATGGGCTCATCCTCCTTGTTTGGTTTTGCTCCTTCGAGCAGTTTGTCAACGGTCCCCCCGGCTCCCGGTTCGGTTACGATGTCGATGCTTTGGAGGCGCTTGACCGATTCCACGATTTTGCCTCGCCGGCCCTCGGCGTCCCCAATGCGGGCACTGCCGTAACCGTTGATGCTGGGGCCAACGAAAACGATCCCCTTACTGTTGAGTTCTTCCGCCGTAACCAGCGCCGGCTTTAACCATGCGGCTGATTCTAACAGTACCAGTGTGGCTGTAGCCCGGCCGTCAGCCTCTTGCTTGGCGTCTGTCCAGTACCCTACTAGTTCCCTCACGGACCTCTGCGGCCGTTCCCTTTCCTCCCGGTCCGTCGGGTGGTCGGCAAAGGACTTGGCGCCCTCAATCATCGGCACCACGGTGGCAATCGATTCCCGGGTGTAATACTTGCCGCCCGGGCTGCCGTCCAGCTTGACGTTCCATCCTGTCCGCAGGACGGACATGCGGAACTTGTTGCCTCCCAGGGCCTGGGCCTCGGACAGTCGCGTCAGGCTCTCAATTTCGCCTTCCTCCATGCCCTCGGACAGGTCGCTGATCACCGGGGCTGGAATGGTCGCGCCGCCCGGCTTCACCTGCAGGACATATTCGGCCTCTTCCCATGCGCCCAGGGTCACGTTCTCACTGGCGTCGACCGTGTAGGCGACCTTGAAAAGCTTGTTTTCGTGGTCGTCTTTAATGACAACGTGGTCGGGGTAGGTGTCCCTGATCCAATAGCGCCAGGTTCGGCCCCCGTCGGCGTCCGGCGGGTCAATCAGGTCCCGGATTTTCTTGTCCAGGTCATCGTAACTCATGACCTCCATCACTTTGATGAGGTCTCGGCCTATTTTTGGCATATGATCACCTCACATAAATTTTATGGTTAATATCCAGTAGGGCAGCGGCACCTGATTTCCATGGATATCACACCCTTTCAAACAATAAACCGGATTATCCGGTTTTCTTTTCTTTCTCATTCCACCACTTTAGATTTTCCTTGGCCTCTGTGTCTTTCGTCTGCCCTTCCGCTTCAGTTGCGGCAACATCAGGGACTTGATAGCACCGGCAACGCGGATGAAATATTGGTCCTCCCCTTGGAGTCTCATCAATGGGGAATATTTTATTAGTTAATGGTCCGCAAAAGGAGCAGGTTCTTTCGTCGGCTGCCACCAGGATTCTCACTCTTGGCACTTTATAGAGCCTGGCAACCGCTTTACTCGCTTCGTTCGAAGCCCTTAAAATCTCAGTCCTAGCCACAACCTCCGCCCGCTTCTCAACTGACGGCCACACGCCTTTTTTCAGTTTGGTATTCCGCAACCGCTTGGCAATCTCGGGTATACTCTCCCCCTGGATATAGCCCAGTTTCAGCTGCTCCTTGATCTGGTCCCGGACCTCCTGCGTCACCCGCCGGATCAGGCCCAGCTGATAATCCTGCATATAGCTCAGCACCGGCATATGAATCATGGTGAATGTGCCGGTAACCCCCATAGCGGCCAGAGCCGTACCGCCCCCGGCCAGCGCCGGGTATTGGCTCAAGCTTGCCAGTGGGCTCTCGGGCGAAACATCAGACCTGCCACGCACCCACATCTCGGCATCGTGCAGCAGTTTGTCCATGACCCGGTCCACCTCAGTCAAGAGAGATTCCAGGCGGACCTTCTCCCATCCCTCAGCGGTAACCAATACGGCCTTGATTTCAGCTTCGGCGGTCCGGAATGACTTAAGGAGTTCGCCCAGCTTCTTCTTCTCCCAGCCGGCCAGCTTGCGGTTCAACTTGCCGTGCATTTTTTCCAGTGCGTCCAGATCCGGAGGGGTCATCGATTATCGCCGCCTTTGATTCCAAACTATAGATTGGTAAATAAGACGTTTCGCGCACAGCATCGCAATATCCGGTCAAAACTCCGACCGCAGGGTCAAGGTACAGGCCATTATAATAAACGACCCAGTGAGTGAACTTACAGTCTCTAAAATGAAGAACCACGATGCAAACAGGAGGCTTTGGATGTTTTTTGAGGCTTATTAGCTTATCCCCGCAAGAAATACCAAGTTCCCGAAGGGATTTGATAACCTGCTTTGTTGTTGTGCAACCCCTGGTCTTGAAGATGGCGATAGATTCCTCAAGGGTTATGCCTGCAAGTGTGGCAGCACAGGCCTGACCGCATAGATTAGAGCCTTTTGGCTGCGAGACCAGTTTCATTCTTCCTCGCCGCCCTCATCATCCTCCCCGGACTGTTGGCCGCCTGGCTTTTGGTTGCCCTTCTTGCCTCCCCCTTTTGGCGGATTAAACGGAGGAAACAGGTTCGTGTCGTTCTCCCGTTGTTTCGCGGCCCGCTCCTCTTCCTCGGCGGCCATCATGGCTTTTTCCTGCTCCCAATCCTCGACGCCCAACTCCAAGGCCGACGTCTGTTTGGACTTTACGCCCATCTCAATTTGTTTGGCCAGAGCATCAGTGAGCTCCTTGATTTCCTTTAACACCAGCGGCGGGAAATCAATATCGATATTAACGTCAATGGTGTCGATTTCAAGCTCTACTGTCTTTCCTTTTTCCTGCCTCGTCACCTTGATTCGCCCCGGCAGCACTCCGGCATCAACAGCTGCCCGGATGACCCGTTGGAACATTGGCAAGAAAACGGCCAACTCAAACAGCTTCTGGCGCCACTCGAACATCTTTAACATCGGCAGTTCCATGCTCTTGGTGCTGGCCAGGTTGCCCACTTTGGCATCGCCCAGGTAATGCTCGAAGATTCCGGACCCGGCGCAGATCATCAGTTTAATAGCCCGGCCGTCCTCGCTGGCGTTATCGGCCTTAACGTCCGAATTGAGCACGCTCCACTCGACGCCTTCATTCTCAACAATGACCCCGCCGGTCTTTGGCGGTACCGGCTTTTCAGCACCGGTTAGTACCTTGTTGAGCATGTTCAGGGCGCCGTTAACTGCATTCGCGACACCAGTCACTCCGGTTTTGATTTTCTTCTTCCAGGCGAAAGCCGCGCGGGCTTTGTTGAGCTTTGCCCTGTCCTCCAGCCACTCCTTGTAAGCGTTGAGGTACCCATGAACCCGGTAAAGGGGCGAATTGCCAAACTTCGCGTATAGCGGCACCCCTACCTTGATATGGAGAATCTCCTCGGCCGGGATGTAGTCAGCGTCGGTGCCGGTATGGTACTTGGCGATAACATACATCTTGCTCTGCATGTCCCATGTCTGTTCTACCCATTCCCGGCGATAGAACAAGGGCTTTTCCGCGTCGTCCTGGTCGGTTACAATGTCAGTTATTTGCCACGCAGGGATACAGCGCACCTGGACCCGGCCGCTAATCGTATTTACAAAGAAGCGCAAGAAAAACTCCCCGTCGATTTCCAGGTCGTCGGAGAGCTGAGACTGCCGTTGAAACCACTTATTGCTTTCGTCCTTCCAGAAGGCTTTCAGGACCTCGTTTATCTCCGCGTCTTCGGCCTTGAAACTGATCCCCTGGCCCATGGTGAAGTACCGCTTGATGTCCACGATCTGCCCAGCCATAGGGTTATTCTTATAGGCATCCCGGACCTTTTCGATTACCCGCTGCCGTTCCTGACCGGTGATCTCCCAGGGAACAAAGGACTGGGAGACGTTGATCCATCCCCGTTCCTCGGCCTGGATGGAGGTAACGGCTTCAGAGAGTTTGGATATGCTCTCCTGCATCACCTGCATGTCGTCTTTTAGCACCCTCTGAGCTATGGGTTTAAGGATATTCGTTGCAATCGACATATTACCTATTCCCCCATCGACACGTCATAGTCGTCGTTATCGTAGACCTCGGACTGAGGCATGGCCATTGTCGGAGTAAACGCCAACACAACTGCGTCCCCACGGTCCGGACTGTGCCCGATCCGTTTCTTCATTTCGTCCTTTTCCTCCACCTTGACCTGCCCCTTGGATGTGATCTTGTATTTGATGCCGCATAGGTCACCCAGCAGGTCATCATCATCGGGCAAAGCGATCGGATAAGGATTCACCCGGGGATCCGGATTGAGCAGCTCCCGCATCATCCACCATAATTCGCTGCGCAGGTTGATAAACCGTAATGGGTCGCTGGCTGCCCTGGATACCTCAACCCCAAACACCGGATACTGCTGCTCGGCAAGTCTGTCCATCACGCCGGCGCCGTAACCGATGGTGTCCACCTTAATGGCCGTGGCCTGTCTTTCCCGATACTCAACAATGGTGTGCCCGGCGGTAACCATCGTGTCCTGCTTGGCAAACACTTTCAGGGGCAGAACCTTCAGCCCGCACCTGGTAGCTATGACCGTCTTGTCGGACCCGAACCTGGCCACGTCCACCCCAAGTTCCACCGGCACCATGCCGTCTGGCACTTCCCGCTCCATGGCTGCTTCAATCCAGGACAGCGGGATCAGCGTGTCATCCGATTCGGTCGGAAACTGCCCTTTGACCCTGGCCTGATATGCCGGTGACTCCGGGCCCCATCTGAGATACTTGTCCGCTACCCAGGCCGGCGTGATCAGCTTCGGATTCGGCAGCGGCCCGGTTATTTTGGCCTCCCATGTGCCGTTGACAATCTCCTCTTCTGTGATGCCGAATTCCGTGAAGTTCGGCGTGTCAAAGGCCGATATGGCGATTGTGTACCAGCCCGGGCCCCGGAAAGCGTTGTAGAACGTCCCTGAGAGCGATGTCGGGTTGCCCAAAAGAAGTAGGCGCGCATGTTCTGATGTCAGCACGCCCTCAATGGCCTCGAATATGTCCTCCGGTATGCCGGCCGCTTCGTCACCGATGACCAGGATATACTCCTCATGGTAGCCCTGGAACCGGTCGGGATCGTTGGTGGACAGCCCCATGGCATACCATTCATCCTGGATTAGCTGTATCTCAGGGCTCTTCGGCAGGATGTGGCCGCCCAGCGGAACCTTTGCCCGTTTATAGCTGGCCCTTACCTCTTTCCAGACCAGTTTTTCCACCTGGCGCCAGGTCGGCGCGGTGGACAATACAATACTTCTCGGGAAGTTATACAAAAACCACAGGATGACTTGTCCTGCGGTGAATGACTTGCCTACGCCGTGGCAACTGCGGACGGCGGTTCTCGGGTTGTCCCGGACACTGTTGAGTATTTCCTGCTGCTTTTCCCAGGGGATGGCCCCCAGGATGTTTTTGACCCACCAGACCGGTTTCTTTTTGCCCTTGGTTCGAAGTGTCCGCCTTTCTTTGGGATCAAGAC